GTTAAGTTTAAGCATCTGCTGTACGAATGCGTCAGTCTTAGCAAGACGATCGTGAGTCTTCGTATGTAATTCAAATTCAAACTTACGTAGCTTACCGAACAGAGGCTCAGATACATTCTTAACACGTGTAGACAGTACACCTAAGTACTTGTCAAGACCGCTATCACTGACACGGGCTACCGCACTGTCTTGTGTTACAGCTTCATCTACCTTCTTAGCTGCATCAGTAGATTCTTTTGTTGCCTTAGCTAACTTACTAGCATTAGGTTGTTCAGCTTCTTCAATCAGCTTAGCACGACGGTTAGCAAGTTTATCACTAACAACACGGCCTAGCTTCTGCGCACCTGCACCGAAGACACCGCCACCTACAGTGCTGATAGCAGCTTTAGTAGCGTCAATCTCTTGTCCTTTAGAGTAGTCTTCAGCGACTGAGTGACCAAAACCAAGAGCAGAACCGATAGCAGTAGCACCCTTCAGTGTAGCACCTGCAGGTAGTAGTGATGTTGGATCTGCAAGCGCACCTGCGATCTCACCTACTACACCCATAGCACCTGTACCATTCTGCTGCATCTGATACAGTTCGTAAGGGTCAAATGATTTCTGTATCTCACGTTGATCGTAGTACTCAATCAGCTGACGACGACGTTCGTTAGAAGCATTAGCAAATTCTTCGCCATACTTCTCAGTATCACCCGCTAGTGGGATGTAACTGTTGACAATATCAATGCCCATCTGCAGCAGACCATCAGTGCTTTTGTAGCCATGCTTAAACTGCTGCCATGCTGAGTCGTACTCAGACTTAATAACTTTACCGTCTACGTATCGATCACCTACCTTAGCACCTTGCTCTTGCAAGTAAGGACTATCGTAGATGTCAATAGGTTGAATGATGTAACCAAAGTCTGTTGCGTCTTCAGGCTTAGAGTAGACACGTTCGAGCTGTCCATTAGTCCACTTGTCACCTGCCATAGCACCCTGTTGAGACAGATAAGCAGAACCTGCAATGTCATCAATAGTTAATTCTTGGTCTGGAGGAGGCGCAACAGTATCACGCACTGCATCTTTAGCAGGATTAGGTAGCTCAATAGCCATGCTTATGCTCCGTAATTAGCAGGATCAAAACGATCAGCACTAGGTGCGTTACCACCACCGCCTAATAGTTGACGTATAGCTTTAGGTACAGTCATACCCGGCTGTGCAACAAGACGCTTAAGCTCAGCTACGTCAGCTGCAGTAGGCTCACCAAGTCCTGCTGCTTCGTACTCTTCTTTCAACGCACCAAATGCCATATCATCTGTTAGTGTAACACCTTTAGATGCGTCACCTTTAGCTAGTTTGTAGTACGCAGTGAACGTAGCTTCTGGATCATCACGGAATGCTTCAGCAATCTCAGGATCAAGACGCTGTAGGATTTGATATTGTACTTCTTTATTGACAATCTTATCCATGTTCTTTTCTAGCTTAAGCGCACGATCTTCCAAGACCATAGCAATATCACCACGTCCTGCAGCTCTAGCACGCTCAGCAGCTTTACGAATCTCTTCAGGCTTACGTCCAGTAGCAGCTTGAGCTATAGCATTTAGCTGAGCTGCTTGACGCTCTGCCTGACTAGCACCTACTTGGCCACCGCTCAGTCCTAACATACCACGACGTACCACATTGCTCATATCAAGAGGCATAGACTGTAGTGCCTGTGCTGTCAATCCTCTGATAGCACCTGAGATAGGACTACCACCTTGACCTGCACCTGTTAAGTATGCTTCAGCACTTGCTGTGCCTTGCTCTAGTAAACGATCTGTTTCTTCCTGACGTACATCCGCAGGAGTCTTAAACAAATCTGCAATTAAACTTTCAGCCATGTCTACCTCTTAGTCTGCCCAGAAGTCTTGAGCAGGATCGTAATAGAAACTACCATCGTTATTAAATAAACCACCACCAGATGATGGGTTGTAGTCTACGCCTGAGAATGTATCACTACCACCGAATAGGTAGTTACCTAAATCACCAAGTAATCCACCTACAGTACCACTAGTATCTGGAGCTGTACCACCACCAAGTAAGGCTGCTAACTGAGAAGATGCACTTCCACCTGCTGCGCCTACACCGGCTGCTTGTACACCAAACAAACCACTCAACGCATCTGCTAGTGACTTAGTACGTGCTGCCTCAAGTGCAGCTGTAGCACCTGTACCTTCTGCCTGTGCCTGTAGACCTGCGATGCCTGACTTGTACAACGCCTCTGTAACGCCCTGTCGTCCTGCCTGAGCAATGTTAGATAACTGAGCTGCAGGAGTTAGTGCTAAGAGTTCTTGTTGCTGTGGGATGTACGCAGTACCTAGCGCAGACTCAATGTTCTGTAGCTGCTGACCTTCTAATGTAGGAGCAAGCTGCATAGCGTTGAAGAGGTCTGCTGACTGCTGCTCTTGGAAAGCTCTCTCCATAGCAAGTGCCTCAGGAGTGCCTCCGTAAGCCGCTGTGCGCGTTCCTAAGCGTCCCTGTGCTGCTAGTCTATTCTCCATCTCAAGACGCTGACGATCCATCTCAGGCTGTCTCATGGCCTGTAGCTGACTAAACAGGCCTTGTGCTGTTACAGGAGCTTGACCCATAAGCGATTGAGTACGTCCCATTAGACCTGTCTGAATAGCCTGTGGCTGTTGTCCTAAGGTCTGCGTATAACCACCTTCAGCACCTACATCCGTAGTACCTGTAGCAGTCTTAACTGCGAAGGGTTTGAAGCGTGCTTCTGCTGATGTCTGCTCACCTAGCTGTGCGGCCTTAGGCAAGAAGCTCTCAGTCATGGACTTGATAGCACTGATCTGATCGCCAGATGCCTCATACGGCAGGTAAGCAGTTGCTAACTGACCGCCTGTGTTAATAAGATTCTCAAAGAGACTTGCCATTAGAACGTACCCCCGTCAACTGTACCGACTGTAGCCGTACCAGTGACAGTTAATGTTGGAACAGTCACCGTACCTGTAAAGGTAGGCGATGCAGTGTTCGCTTTAGTTGCTACAGCAGTAGCGATGTTGTCGTACTCAGTGTTAATCTCTGAGCCTTTAATGATCTTTGCAGGGTTACCTGATGCCAGAGTATCCTTAACTGCAAAGTTAGTAGTCTTAGTATAGTTTGACATTAGATAGTCCTTCCTATGATTGCTTGTGCGGTCATACGCTGAATTGATACAGGCGCACCGTTGATCTCTGCTTCAACACCCAGTTGTACTACTGCACCGCCACCACTTGCGTTTACGTTAGGACGGTTTACTAGAACACCTGCGTTGAATTCACCTTCGTTGTACTCTGCAATGTTATACTCAGCAATGATCTGAGTAGTCAGAGTGAAACGTTTCTTCTTGTATGCGTAGCTGTAGTCGTAACCCCAGTTAAGTGTTACGTCTGTTGCACTACCACCAATAACTGTAATCTTTAGATTCTTAAGTAGCTTAAGATTTGATGGCGCACCGAAGTCTAAGTAGTTAGTAAAGTATGACATCTGATACGTAGAGCCGTTATCGTCATATCCTTCGTATCGTGCTACGCCTTGGTCTTTACCTAAATGTAAATCACCATCAAGACTACGCATCATACATTGTGGATTAATACCTACCCATACAGTAGCTCGATAGCTTCCGTCTTCTAACGGTGTACGTGTGTCAAAGCAATAGGTTTGTTCTGACGTAGGTAATTGTAATAAGTAGAACGCTTCTTCAGGTGAATATACAGAAACAATATGCTCTGATTCCGTTAACACATACGCATCTAACTGAGAACGAATGTTCTTAGATACGTCAGTAATTGGAATTGACTTCTCTTGAATGGTGCGAGCAAAACTACGTACACCTGAATCAGATAAGAATAACAAATCATTACCAGTGCTTTGAATAGAGTCACGTGCAATACAACCAATACCAACAACAGTATCAGCAAGTGACATTGTTGCAGGATCTGAAGCACCTTGGTAGACTAATATCTGACGTTTACCAAAGATAATTAAGAAGTTGTTGTGTGCTGCAAGACCTGTGATGCTATCGCTACCATCTGCCCACACTTTAGATACATCAATAGAACCTGAAGAACCTGTATCCCACTTCATACCTGTTAGTAGGTCTGACCAGTAGATGGTTGTAGTATCTGCAGTTGTATTAGCAGCCCATAACCGGCCAAAAGCAGAGATACACACGTTAGCTTGAGGTACAGTACCACTATAGTCTGCATGGTCTTCAATAGCTACAGCTGTAGTACCATCATACACAACAGGCTTAGAATCCTTACGGAACATATAGTGGTTATTGTTTAGTGTTGCGTACTGATAATGACCATCACCTACAACGTAAGACGCAGGAGTAATATCAGTTAATGTTTCTTCACCTTCGTAGATTGCAGTAGCTGATGCACTTACAATCTTATACGTACCGTCTTCTTGAATGAATTGACTGATAGATACAAGACTGTCTGGGTTAGTAGTTGTATAGTACTCCCAACCCTTACGCGCACCAATACGTCCAAACTGGTCAATGACGCAGTTGGTAGCATCTAGTGCAAACTGCTCAGACAAAGCTGTAGGGCTATCTTCGGTGTTAAGACCGTAGAAACCCGGAGCTTGAATAGCAATACTTTGTAGCTGCTTAGCCATTAGATAGTATCCCAGATCATCTCTTCAGGACGGTGTGCTGCATCGAGTGAGATAGCAGTAGCTACGTCATTCTGTGCAAAGATAGCTTGTTCAGCTGCTGATTCACCACCTGTCTCACCACGC